CTGTCGCATAACGGAGGCTGGTGATGCCGCCTCCTGGGATCATGCGCGAGAAGTTCGCCCTCGAGCGGCTGCCGGCCGACGAGCGGAACGACGTCGGCGAGCGGATCACGTCTGACTGGGAGGAGGTCGGCCGGTTCTACGGGTCCTACGAGCAGCAGGCCTACATCGAGCAGGAGCAGCGGGCCAAGGTCGGCGGGGCCGTCCAGGCCCTGGTCCGGACTCACTGGCGGGACGACGTGGTCGGCGGGATGCGGCTGCGGTGGCTGACCCGCGGCGACCGGCTGCTCTACGTCTCCAGCGTCCTGGAGCGTGGCCACCGCCAGGAGCTCGAGCTCACCGTCGAGGAGCAAGTGGCATGATCACGATCTCGATGAGCCCGGTCGACCGCGAGATCGCCGCGCTCGTGCGGTCGTTCGGCCAGCTCGAACCCCGGATCCGGAACAAGCACCTAAAGGCCGCCGTCGGCCGGGCCGCGAAACCGCACGTCGGCGATCTCAGGCGAGTGACGCCGCCGGTGGGCACGCGCCGCGGGCGGCGCAAGAAGGGCGAGAAGCCGCAGTCGTCCGGGGCCCTGCGGCGTTCCGTCCGGGTCCGCACCAAATCCAAGAAAGACGCAGCGTTCGCAGTGCTGGGCTACAAGGCTGGCCCCGAGAGCCGGAAGGCGATCTGGCTGGAGTTCGGCACGAACAAGGGCATCGCCCCGCGCGGCATGGTGGCGAACCTGATGTCGCAGATCGGGCCCCAGGTCCAGGCCCGCCTCCCGGCGGAACTAAAGATCGCCCTCGAGCGGGCCGTCCGCGAAGTCGCAAGCGGCCGCAACCCCGGAGGCTGAACCATGCTCCCCGAGTCCTGGCTCTACGAGGCGATCGAGGCGGCCGCCGGCTCCGGCGTCGAGGCCTACCCGGTCAGCTACACCGGGGGCGGCGAGCCGCCCTACGTCGTCTTCCAGCGGTCGGCCACCCAGCCGCAGCTCGTGCTCCAGGACGAGCTCTCCGAGACGCCCGAACTGGACGCGTTCCCGCGCCAGGCGACCTACACGGTCGAGATCTACGCGGACGGCTACCTCGAGGCCCGCGAGATCGCCCAGGCCGTCTCCGACGCCCTGCACAGGTTCACGGGGCCAGCGGACGAACTGACAATCGATCACTGCCTCCTCGTGGACGACCGCGACTCCGCGGCCGTCTACCTCGAAGGCCGCGAGGTTCCGACGTACATCATCGAGCAGACCTACCAGATCGCCTGGAGCGAGTAACGAATGGCCGTTCTTTCCAGCATGCCGAGCCCGGGGCCCACGCTCCCGGCCAACTGCACGAACGTCAAGGTCCGCACCGTCGGCGCAGACCCGTCCGGCGGCAATAACAAAATCGACGTCACGGTCCTCGACGACGTCGAGCGCAAGTACCAGGCCGCCCCGCTCGTGGACGTCGATCCAGGAGCCGATGAGGAAGGCGTGAAACAGATCGTGGTAGCCCAGTTCTTTGGCGAGGCCCCGGAGCCGGATGGTCCCGGCGCGACCGGATGGGTCTGTACCGAGGTCGAGACCGAGTATGCGGTCGGCGAGTTCGTGAAGGGCACCGCGACGTACGTCTACAAGAATGGAGACTGATCCATGTCCATGACCAGCTCGCAGGGCGAGACGTTCGCCGGGATCTCGGGACTGACGAACATCAAGGTCGCAAAGAAGTCGGCCGACCCGACCGACTCCAGTAACCGCCTCGATGCGTCGACGCTCGCGCTTGCCGAAGGATCGGACCGAGTCTACGTCGACGGCCTGCCGGACTCCGGGGCCGGTGCAGTGGACGGCCTGGAGATCACCGTGACGGTCTCGTTCCTGTCGGACTCGCCGCCGAGCGCCGGGGACGAGACTTCATACGGCGGCCAGACGTTGGTCTGCACGGAAGCCGAGGTCGAGTACGCCGTGGGCGAGCTCGTCAAGGGAACCGCGACCTACAAGACGAAGCCGCCCGAGGAGTCGTGATCCTGGGCTGAAAGGGATCCGATGCCAGCCTCCTCGCAGGGTTCGACCGTCTCCTTTGACGGCGCTGGTATCGGCCAACTCCTGGGCTGGACGGTCGTTCCGGGCCGGGCTGTCGTCTATGACGTGTCGTCAGGGGAGTCGATCTACTACGGAAATAGCGACCAAAAACGGCTCGTGCGCCAGGTCGAGTGCCTGAGTGTGGAACCAGGCCGGGCGACCTATACGTTGCTTGGTGCCCCACCTCACATCAAGGGCGACATCGGCAAGAAGGGAACGCTGTCGATCTACTTCGACGGCGGCTCACTCTCGGCCGAGGCGTTCCTCGAGGAGTTCGAGGTAACGGGGTCGGTCGGCGAGCTTATCAAGGGCTCGGCGACGTTCATCCTCACCGGAGACCTCTGATGCCACTCTCGAAAGCCGCCATCCTCGACATCGACGACCTTGGCGAGCCGATCCGCTTTCACGTCCCGGAATGGGACAAGGGCACGCCAGCCGAAGACGGGATTGTCTTCCTGCGGCGGCCGACCGCCCACGCGCGGGACCAGTGGGAGCTCTACTGCGAGCAGCACAAGACGAAGCCGAAGGACGTCTGGCGGGCCAAGCTCGCGAGCATGCTCCTGTGTGACGAGAAGGGAAAGCTCCTGTTCTCGGAGGCTGAGATTGCGAAGCTCGGCGAGAAGTCGGCCGCAGCGCTCCACCGGATCTGGGAGCAGGGCCTGGCCCTGATGCGGATCACGACCGAGGAAATCAGGGAACTCGAAAAAAACTGAGAGAGCGTCGGCCGCTAGACAAGTTCCTCTACCGGCTGGCGCGTGAATTCCGGATCTGGGACGTCGAGAGTTGGAAGAAGGAGATCACGCTCGAGCAGGTGAAACGCTGGCTGGCCTTCTACCGCCTAGAGCCGTTTGGCGATGAGTGGCGGCGGACGGCCCGACTCGCGGTGACTGTGGCCGCCAGTAACGGAGCCAGGGTCAAGGAAGACGCCGAGGAGCTGTTCCTGCCAACGTACGACCCTAGCCGGCCCATGCAGACCGAGGCGGAGATGATTGCCGAGCTGTCGAAAATCGGGATGAAGCACAAGAAGAAGTGACATGTCCACGATCGGCAAAGTCTCCGCGGTCTTCACGGCATCGACGTCTGGCCTGACGGCCGGCGTCAACGCCGCGAGCGCCTCGATGAATGGTCTGCGGCGCGACTCGCAGAGCCTTGATGGCGCGCTGACTCGGCTCGGGGCGGCTGGTGCCGCGATCAGCGCTATTGACCCGTCTGGCATCAACGCGACCGCGACTGCGGCGCGGGCGGCCGCCGCTGCGGCTCAGTCGTTCGGGCAGCAGGCAGCATTGATCGCCGCCCAGATGCAGGCCGGGTCCATTACCGCGGACCAGGCGGCCGCCTCGCTTGGGCAACTCAACGCCCAGGCCCAGCAAACCGCCGCAGTTTTTGAGCGCGGCGCTCAGGTGATCGCAGCAAACGCAACGGCCGAGCAGCGGTTCGCATCTACGACTTCCGAACTCAATGCACTCCTTCAGGCCGGCGCGATCGACCAGGGGACGTTCCAGCGGGCGGTCGACGCCGCCCAGCAGTCGCTCGACAACGCCACCGGCGTGACGCAGGCCCAGTCGCAGGCCATGCGGCAACTGACCGCCACGTTCGAGCGCGGGGCCCAGGTGACGCAGTCAGTCCAGTCGGCCGAGGAGCGCCACGCGGCGACGCTGGCCGAACTGCGGTCGCTGCTCCAGGCCGGGGCGATCAGCCAGCAGACCTACAGTCGGGCCGTCGACAGGGCAAACGACCAGCTTCGGCAGTCGCGGCCGGCCGCAAGCGCGGCCGCCGCTGGCATGTCTACTGTGTCGGCGGCGGCCTCCGGCGTGACGTCCAGGCTGAACGCCCTCATCGCAATCCAGGGCGCTCAGCTCTTCGGCTCGCTGATCTCTCAGGCCACCCGCGCCGTGCAATCGCTGATCCGGTTCGGCCAGGGCCAAGCGGAGGTGGTCGACCAGACCAGCAAACTCGCGGCCAGGCTGGGCATGACTTACGGCGAATTGGCGGGCCTGTCGCTCGCCGGCGACCTGGCTGGGGTGTCGATGGACACGATCGGGGCCGCGGTCACGAAGGCCGACGTCGCGTTTGTGCGGGCCGCCGAGGGCTCGAAGACGGCCGCGGACGCGTTCGCTTCGATCGGCCTGTCCCTCGACAACCTCCAGGGCCTGTCCGCCGCCGAGAGGTTCGACGCGATCGTGGACGCGATCGCCGCCCTGCCCACCGAAGCCCAGCGGGCCGAGGCCGCCGTCCAGCTCTTCGGCCGGTCCGGGGCCCAGCTCCTGCCGCTGTTCGCCGGCGGGGCCGAGGGCATCGCCGCCGCCCGTGCCGAGGCCGAGCGGTTCGGGCTGGCGCTTACCGGCATGCAGGGCCAGAACGTAGAAGCGATGAACGACGCGTTCACGCGGGCCCAGCAGGCCGTCGCCGGCGTGGTCCAACAGGTCGTCGCCTACCTGGCCCCGGCCATTGAAGGCGTGACGACAGCGTTCTCGGACCTCGTGGGCAACGTCGGCGGGGCCACGATCGGCCAGACGATCGGCGACGGCATCCTCCAGGGGGCGCGGTTTTTGGCCCAGATCGGGGACTCGCTGATCCAGAACCTTTCCGGGGTGTGGCAGTACGTCTCCCAGGTGGGGGCCCAGTGGGCCGGGGTGTGGGACATCGCCGGCCGGGTCGGGTCCGTGTTCGCCGGCATCGGCCGACTGCTCCAGGGCGCATTCCTGACCGTCGTCGGCAGTTTCTCGTCGATCGGGCAGATCATCCTGACGGCGGTCCGCGAGGCGGCCGCGGTGCTCGGGTTCGACACCGCACCTCTCGACTCGGCCCTCGCCGGGCTCCAGGCGTTCAATCAGCAGATCAGCCAGGACATCGAGGCATCTTTGAACGCCGCCGGCGAGAATTTCGGGGCCGCCCTGGAAACCAACGCCGCCGCCGTCGGCGAAGCCATCCCGGGCCCGCTCACGCAGACGATCGACGACGCGATCGCCCGAGCCCAGGCCGCCGCCGCCGCCGTGGACGTGGCCGAGAAGCAGACGATCGAAGTCCAGACCACGCAACGCATCGACGCCCGCGAGCTGCGGGAGGCCGTCCAGGGGACCGATAGCCGGTCGACTGAGGGCATTCGCGAGATGTTCCGGCTTATGCGTGGCGACAGCGGCAACGTCCAGGAAAGAATCGCCACCGCCACC